GATTCACTATCTCGGTGACGCCGCCCCGCAGCAGCAGGACGACGTCCTCGCCTGACCGGTGCCCCCACTAGGACTCGAACCTAGGACCTGCGGATTCATGGTCGGTGAGACGCGTTGTCGCGCAACGATACTCGGAAACCATCTGCGACCTGGCAGAACGAGCGCCCGTCCATTGTCGAATCTTCTCGCCTGATGTCGGCATTACTCGGACATAAGCGATGAATATCCGGTCTTTGTCACATGGCCCTCCGGCGGTACCGGTTGAGGACGATTTGCTCGGCCAGCGTCCAGCCGGTGAACCATGACCGGACGTCTCGCGTCACCGACCCGGCGTCGCCGTGGTTGTCGGTTCGGCTGGTCGAGGTCTGGGCGGTGTTCCCGGCGAACCGGGCCGACGCGGTGGTGATGACGGCGGCCACCTCGTTGTTGGGTTCTCCGGTCTCGGCGTCGAAGCCTCGGCCTCGGGTGTAGGCCCGCGCGAACGCGGTCACCACTGGGATGACCGCGTCCGCGACGATGGCCGCTGCTCGCCGCGCCTTGTCGTCGGTTTGACGCGGGTCGATCAGCGTCTCGACTTGGCGCGGGTTGACTCCGTTGGGGGAGGTCATGACTACGCCTCGGTGAGCAGCGTGACCGCCTTGGCCTGGAGCAGGGCGGTGTCCCAGCGGGACACGACGCGGATACCGATGCTGTCGCAGTCGCCGAAGGTCTGGTCGAGGATCTTGACCTCGGCGTTGACGTCGCGGGCGACGACCACCTTGGAGAAGTCGACCAGGGCCACGCGGTTCTTCGTCGACACGGCGGGGATGTTGTCGGTGAGGATGACCGGCAGTCCGAGCAGGCGCAGCTCGGTGCCGTTCTGGATCGTCGCCGGGTCGAACAGGTAGCGGGCGTCGGTCTCGCCGACCTTGAGCTTGCGCAGTGCGGCGAAGCTGCTCGAGGTCATCACCCAGTGTGTTGGGGTGACCTTGTTGCCCTGGGCGGCGGCCAGGCCGTCGATCAGGCTGTCGGGGTCGGTGAGGTCAAGGGTTCCGGTCGCGATGCCGGTGGCCCGCAGGATGCCCTTGATCGTGTTGGACGATCCGGTGCCGTCCCACAGGGCCGCGTCGAGGGCGTTGGCCACGTCGGTGACCAGGCGGGTCTGCAGCACGCTTTCGAGGCCGACGACGCTGGTGCGGATCAGCTCGTTGGAGAGCTTTACCAGCACCTTGAGGCCCTTCAAAGTGCTTGGGAGCAAGGTGACTTCGTCGAATGCGACGTCGCCGTCGCTGATCTGAGAGCCTTCGGCGACGAATCCGGCGGTGACGCCGTTGGCGATGCGGGGCACGCGGACCGGGCTGGAGCTGTCGAGCACGACGGGTCCAGCGGCCAGGAACGTGCTCGCCTGTTCCAATGGCTGAACGAGCAGGCTGGCTACCTGCGACTGGATGAGAGTGGAATTGCCGGAGGTGACTTCGATGGCCACGATTGACGTCCTAACGTTGTGTCGGGGTGGGGGGGTAATCAGGAATCCCTGAATACCGACTGGGGTAGACACGTCGCCGGGACGTCAATCGTGTTGGGCGTCAGGCCCTTCTGGCTGGCCAGTCTAGTCGATTCAGGTCAGGCCCTTGAGGATTGAGAGCAGGCCGACCGGTTCGGTGCCGTTGCCGCGTGCACCTTGCCCGATGTCGCCGACTGGCCGGCGGCTGGCCAGGTGCGGCTTGCGGCCGAGCAGGTCGTCGATGGCGGCGACCAGGGCGTCGGGGTCGTCGAGGTGGCCCTCGTCGAACTCCAGGTCGCTGGGGTCGGCCAATCGTCCTGTGGCGCGGACCAATTCAGCGTGCAGCCGCCTGCCGTAGGCGTCGGCGGCCTTGGCGCGTTCGCGGTAGCGGGCGTTCTGACTGCGCAGCTTCTCGACGTAGGCACGGGGGAACGTGTCGCCGTCCTGGTCGGCCTCGGCGTGAGCCTGGTCGGTGTCCTCGGCTTCGGCTTCGGTGCCGTCAGCGGCGAGGCCCTCGGCGTCGGAAGCCTCGGTATCGAGGGCGCTCCCCTGCTCCTCTGCGGTCGGGTCGGCCTCGGCGGTGACCTCGGTGGTCACGTCGGTGTCGGTCATGGCGGGTTCCTTTCGGGATCGTTGGGGGGTTAGGCCACTGCCCCGGCGCCGGTCGCCGGGGCAGTGGTGTCCAGGGCGCGGGCCGCGCGGATCTCGGCGACCTCGTCATCGGAGTAGCCGAGCTTGCCCAGCGCATACGAGGCGGGCAGCAGGCCGGCGGCGTACAGCTTGACCACGGCGTCGGCCTCCTGGGCCACGCTGCGGGTGGCGGCGTCGGCCCACAGCACGCGGATGTCGTCGATCATGCTCGGGTCGCGCCCGTCACGGACAGCGACCATCAGCTTGGCGACCTGCTCCCACGCGCGGCCGAACGTCTGCTGTCGGGCCTCGGCGCGGGCTGTCAGGCTGGCCTCGGCGGCCCGCAGGGCATCGGCGCTGGCGGGGTTGTCGGTGAACACGCCGACGTAATGCGCCGGGAGCGTGCTGACGGCCATGATCTGCCCGAGCAGCACTCTCACGCTGGCCTCGTACCCGCCGAGGTCGGCGGCGGCGAGTTGGCCGAACTTGGCGTCGGCGGCCTCGGAGATCATGGCTCGTGCGCCTTCGGGGATCGGGTTGACCTCAACGGTGTCGCCGGTGTCGTTGCCCTCGTCGTCGAGCACGGGATCCTCGGTCAGTTCGATCCCGGTGGCCCAGCGGCGCGGCCGGCCGACGTATTCGGAGGTGACCATCATGTCGGCCAGCGACTTGTTCAGCGCGTCCACCAGCGGCTTGAGATCGTCGATCTCCGAGCTGCCGTGCTCGGCGAGGATGCGGTCGGAGTTGCGCAGGTTCACCACGGGGACCACACCCAGCGGGTTGGCCAGTTCCTCGACGGTGGTCAACCCTTGCGCGGTGACCGCGCCGACCTGGTTGGCCCGCAACCGCACGATCCGATCCGGCAGATACAGCACCGCCTCAGTGGTCTTGCGGGTCGTGTCCTCCCACCGTTTGAGCGCGGCGACGATCTGGCGGCTACCGGGATCGGTAAGGACGCCAACCTGTTTCGCACTCTCAACGGTCACGCGGGGCCGGCCGAACGGGTCGGCCCACACGATGACGAAGCTGTCCCCCAGCAGCAGGGCCTCGCGGTGCGCGACACCGGAGGTCTGGTCGAGGTCGTTGCGCACCCAGTCGGCCCACAGGGCGGGGTCGCCGCTGAATCCGGTGATCCGTAGCCGCTCGGCCAGTGCCGTGACAGCCAGGCGCGGGATGTTGGACGCCATGACGCCGAAGCGGTTGCCCAGCGCGGTCTTGGCCTCCGGTGAGAGGTAGGCCAGCGGTTGCGTGCCGCTGCAGTAGCGATCCAGCTCGGCGTAGCGGGCAGATGGTTCGGACAGGCGCTGCAGCAGCGCTGTCAGCAGTTCGTCTCGGGTCATGATGCGAAGCTCCTCACTCGTTTTCGGTTTCGTGTCTGGTGCCATGCGGCACGGTCAAAGGCCACGATGGCGGCCACGGCGGCGTCGATCTTGCGCGGACTTCCGCGCTTGTCCTTCGACACCAGGTCACCCATCGGGGTCCGCTTGGCGATGCAGTGCGCGATGTGCGCGGCCAGGCGGGAATCCCCATCGTGGGTAACAGCTTTGGTGGCCACTGCCTGATACAGCCGGTCAGTGGCCGGGGCCATGCGTTGTGCGTTGGCGGTGTTCCATTCGATGACGCGGCGCTCACCGTGCCGGGCGGCCCAGGCTTCGATCTCGGATCGCCACCCCCAGGGGTCGCAAGCCAGCTCGACGACGTCGTAGCGGGCGAACGCGACGTCGACCGCGTCCGAGACTTGTTCGCGTGGCACGCGCCAGCGCGGATCGCCGGGGTTCTCCCACAGGCCCTCGACCCACAGGTGGCCGTCGAGGGTGCAGCCGACCAGGGCGGTCGAGTCACCCGAGGCCGACCCATCGAAGGCCAGGACTACGCGCTCCCGAGGCTGAACGGATCGCCGTACCGCGCACGCGTCCCACGCGCCGAACGGCAACCACGACTCGACTCCGGTCACCCACTGCCCGAGGCGCAACTGGCGAAACACGGGCTCGCGGATCGTCTTTCGGGCCGCCTCGAGGCCGTCCTCGGACAGGAACGGATCGCGGCACGCCAGCGCCGGGTTGCCGATCCGCCATGCCTTGCGGTCATCGACGGCGCAGCCATCGGGGGCGGCGAACTCACGGAAGTAGAACGCCGGGTCATCACCGCCCCGGCCGTGCTCCACCAGCCGCCACATCACGGAGTCGGGCGAGCTGGCGGGCGTCGAGATTGCCAGAGTCAACGATTCGGGCCGCTTACCGGACACCGAGGTCACGGCCTCCCAAACCTGCTCGGTGACGACGTGCAGCTCGTCCACGATCTGCAAGCTGGGGTCGTGGCCGTGCAGCGCGCCGGGTTCGGCGGGCAGCGGCAACAGGGTGGCGTCGTTCTCGGGCAGGTACAGCCGGTCGGCATACACCTGGACCCGTTCGGCGAGAACAGGATTCAACTCCACCATGCGGCGGGCATAGCGCAACGTGATGTTGGCCTGACGCTGATCGGAGGCGACGACCAGGACCTCGGCCGAGGCAGCGCCGACGAACATCTCGGCAATCCCAAGCGCGGCGGCCAGCATCGTCTTGCCGTTGGCGCGCGGGATCGACACCACCGCCGAGCGGATACCGGGCGCGAACGATCCCCGGATGATCTCGCGCTGAAACGGGCGCAGCTTGAACGATTCGCCAGCGCCGTGGCCACGCGGGGTCACCAGATACTCACCGATGAACCGCTCCCGGCGCTTGGCGCGATCCGCCGGCCACCGGGCGAAGCTCAACGGGTCGGCGCTCACCGCACCTTTGGGGCCTGCCCTCACAGCGAATCCACCCCATTGGCATACGACTCCAACAGGCCCAGACCAGCAGCAAGCCAGTCGTCGTAGCGCTGCGCCTTCTCGGCCAGGATCTCGCCGTGTAGCTCCGCGATGTCGCCGTCCATCCTCATGTAGATCAGCAGTTGGGCCGCCTGGACTTCATCGGTCGGGAATCCATCGAAGAACCAGCGCCGAGCTGCCGCGTCGATCTTCGCGCGGTCCTCCGGGCTCATCGGGCGATTCCCGCAGGTGTGTAACTCGGATTTGGCCTCACCGCGGGGTCGGGCTGCCTGTCGGCCGGGGCGTCCCCCCTGGTGGCT